GCTACCCGGGCATCAGCACGCTCAGCTTTAACGTCACCATCCCGGACGGCTTCGATCAGTACAACCGCCAGGTGCATCTGTTCATCCGTGGTGGCATGGCCGTCACCCGGATCTACGACAGCGTGACTGGGCCCAGCGACAACTTCGCGGATCTGGTCAAGTGGCTGCTGGTCAATACCAGCAGGGTGCCAGCGGCGATGATCGACAACACCGCACTGCTGGCAGCAGCCACGTTCCTTGAGGTGAACGGCTTCACCTGCAACCTTGAGATCCGCGAGAGCACCAACTACTCAGACCTCGCCGCCAGGCTGGCGCCCTACTTCCTGCTGGCCGAGAGCAGCGCAGGCGGCAAGCGCGGACTGAGGCCACTGCTGCCGGTGACTGGCGCTGGCGCCATCAAGACCACGGCAATCACGGCGGAGTACACCTTCACCGAAGACACGGTGCTGCCCGGCACGCTGGAGATCAACTATCTGTCACTGGCGGACCGGCAACCGTTCGTGGTGCAGGTGATCTGGCGTCAGCAGCTGGAGAGCGACATTGGCATCATCCGCACCGCTGAGGTGCGCTACAGCGGCACCGCCGAAACCGGACCTTATGAGTCGCATGATCTCTCGACGTTCTGCACCAGCGAGGATCATGCCGTCAAGGTTGGCGCCTACATCTTGGCCAAGCGGCTATACACCACGCACACCATTAGGTTCGCAGCCAGGCCGCAGGAGCACAACACGCTCATCAGCGCTGGCGACATCATCCGCGTGCAGCTGGCGCGTGATAACACCACCTACGCCAACTCGGTGCATGACTACCTCTACCAAGTGGAGCGCATCACCAAGACGCTGGCGGGTGATGTGAGCTATGAGGCCACGCACTTCCCGATCGACGACCAAGGCCGCAGCCTGATCGCATTGGATGTGGCTGCTGCTGTCGGCACCGGCATCATCTTGCCAAGTGGCCGCACCGGCGTGAGCTGTGATGTGAACTCCAGCAGCGATAACACCATCCCCGCTGAGACGTTCACGGCGGCTGATGGTGATGACCCACTGGAGCTATCACCAAGCGGTGGCGGCCTGGGCTTCAACGATTCAGCGCCGACTGGCGACACCGAAAATGCTGATGATGGCTTGGACTCTCCAGCGGCTGATACACCTTTTGCTGCATACCCTGCCGGCCTTGTTCAAAATGGATCGCTACTGAAAGCGCTTGATCCATGCCCCGGATCTGCGCTTAGCTCTGTCGTCTACTACGGCACGGATGCAGATGGATATAATGAAATTGTTGACATTGTGCAAGCCAGCGGAGACATTATTGTTGGCAGCTTAGACATTTCGGCTCTTTACCCAAATGGCAATTACCGTATTCGCAAAATCTATTATTGCGGTGATGGTAGCAGCATTGCCTATGGCGTCGATGTCCCGGCTCTGCCACCGGTAAGCAATCAACTTGTTTATACAGCGAATTACATCCGAACAGACAACAGCAGCAGCACCGTTGCAAGCTATTTTTATCCACCTTATTTAGTTGAGATTCCAGGGTCGTCAGCCTTTGATATATGGCGGATGGACAGTGCTGGTGATGAGTTTATAGGTGGAGGCGATATTGCAAGTCTCACCATGCGCGATCTTATCAGGCGGATCCCAGGCGAGCCTGATGAGTTAATCATTGACTACACCGCTGCGCCATGAATAACCGCCTTGCTATCTGCCAACTATGCCCGCACCTGGAGTTGCCGCTTTGGCGCTGCAAGGTATGCGGGTGCATGATGCAACTGAAAGCCCGCATTCCACAGGCAAAATGTCCTGAGGATAGGTGGCAGCGATGACAGTATTCCCCTCCCTAACGCCTGCCACACGCGCCTTCACGCCAGGTGAGTATCCGCACACGCCGTTCACCACCTACAACGGCCTGCAGAATCGCGTGCGTCATAGCAATGTGATGCTGAGCAGCTCAGTGCGGCTGAGTTTCATCGCCCTGGCTGAAGCTGACATGCTCAGCATCCTCAGCCACTACCAAGGCCGGTTCGGCAGCTTTGAGAGCTTTACCTTGCCGTCCAGCATCTGGAGCGGTGTCACCACCATCAGCGACTACGAGCTGACCAGTTACCGCTGGCGCTACACGGACCCGCCATCCGTGGATGACGTCTACTGCGGGCGCTATAACGTCGAGCTGGCGCTTGAAACCGTGCCGCCTGATGGCGCATTTGCCAGCGGCATAGAGCTGTTTGCTCGCTGCATACTTGCCGGCGGTGCCGCCGCCGCTGCCAATGGTCTGCAGCAGACGATCACGCTGACGCTAGATGCTGAGGGCTTTGTTGTTCCCGGCCTGGATGAGTCGATCACTGCCAGCATCGGCGCCGCCAATGGCATTGTTGCCAGTGTGACTGTATCCCTAGACGCAGGGATCCCCGGAGTAGATGGTAATGCGGTCGGCCTTGACGAGAGCATCACGCTATCCTTGGCAGGCGGCACAGCAACCGGCGGCACGGCAGCTAGCGACTACTGGTCCGACATGTCTGTGCAGCTATATGGCTGGGAATCGCTAGCCTATGTTGAATGGTGGGGCAACTAATTCATGGCAGCGCCGAACCTCAAGACTCCCACGACGATCACCGGCAAGACCGTGGGATACGCAGTAACCACCTCGATGGCTGCAGCGCTCAGCAATGGCGCCAGCAGCGGCAAGGTGCTAAAGATCAACTCGGTGTACTGCGCCAACGTGGACGGCACCGCAGCAGCTGACATCAGCCTGGAGCACTACAACGGCACGACGGGGTTTGCCATCGGCAAGACGATCACAGTGCCTGCTGATGCCACCCAGGTGCTGGTCACCCGCGAGGCGTACATCTACCTCGAGGAAGGCCACAGCCTTCGCGCACAGGCCAGCGCCGCCAGCGACCTAGAGCTGGTGATTGGTTACGAGGACATCAGCTAAACCGCTCTGACTACCACTCATCCGAGGATCAACCCATGGCCGTCACTAAGCAAACCTATACCGCAACGGCAACGCTAACCGCCGCGACTTTCTTTACGCAGCTTCGATCGGCGTTTATTGACGCGGGGTTGATGACCGAGTGGTACGACAATTTCACGAACACGCTTGAAAACCGTGTGATGGAAATTACCAATGCCGCTGGGACGTATGGCAAGACCTACTACTGGTTCATGGTTGGCGCTTCAGGCAACCTCCTCTATCAGGTTGCGACGGGCTGGACCGCTGGTTCTGACGTACCTTCCGGCACTCAGTATCTTGACTTTTTCGCCACAACAACAAACGCCGTAACCAACCATCGGCAACTTGTGGCCTTCAACTTTACCACTGACGTTAAGATCACTCGATACACAAGCGGCGATGTTAATTTCTTTGTAATCTCGCAAGGTGCCGTCTACAGGTGCTTCACCATCGTAAAAGGCAGCGGCTCTTTCCAGCCTTGGGTTGACTTCAGCAAAGGTTTTCTAAATCTGTTTTACGAGGTAAATACTGCCGCTAGTGGCCGTACGGGACAGGTCGGGTTTCAACGCTACTGCTCACTTCGCAGGGAGCTAGGTAGAGGCATTGCATTGAACGGGTCAACAACTGTGGGTGATTACACAGGAGCCACAGGTGGTTACACCTACGGTGCTGAATACGCATATCGCGGTCTAGGCAATGGCAGTAACGTGTGGTCTAACAACATAGATACTTTTCAGGAGCGGGGGAGCGCCATTATCTTGCCCATCGGATTTACCGGCACCAACGGCGCATACACTACAAACTCAAGTCCTGTATTTCACAGCCTGCCCTATTCGCAATGGATCACTACAACCATGGGCAGCGACTTCGGCGTGACCATGCTTTATACGGCAAACACGCTAGGCATCTACGACACAATCACCGTCTCCGCTGGCACCGAAGTTTGGGAGGTGATGGCGTTTACAAACAACGCAACGATCACCACGGGCGCTACTCCTGTCATGTTGGCTCGCACCACCTAACTCATGGCCAATTTCAACCAAACACCATCGGGGCAAACGTCGATTGATTTGGTCCTGCCAAGCCTTGCCTTTGGCGTCAACGGCACCGGCACATGGGATCAACCGAACTACGCCTGGGGCGGCGGCAACACAGTTACCTTGACCTTAGGTGGCGCCGGCACCACCACAAACCTGCTCACCCCCGCTGCGCTACTCGGCAAAAACGCATCTGTATCGACTTCGAGCGCAAACGGAATGTGGACTCTGCGCGACCAACTCGCAGCCAAGCGTGCCAGCGCATGGCCATGAGCCCCATTAACCCGAAGCTGGAAACGATCGACTGGGATGGCAGCGCCTTTGTGGTGCGCCCCTACAGCTTTGATGAACTGCAAACGCAGTACGCCAAGGTCCGCCAGCAGCGCATCGAGCTGCTCAAGGCCAGCGACTGGACGCAGATTGCCGACTACGACCTCGGCGCCGATCGTGACGCCTGGGCCGCCTACCGCCAGGCCCTGCGCGACCTGGCCGATGCTGCCAACCCGTTTGACATCACCTGGCCAACACCACCGGCCTAGACTGATCTCAACGCAGGTACATCATGGCTTCCCTGATCTACAACTCAGCCGTTGATGACATGGCCCGTGGTGCCATCGACTTCGACACCGACACCTTCAAGGTGATGCTGGTCACTTCGTCCTACACGCCAAACAAGGACACGCACGACAAGCGTGATGATGTCACCAACGAAGTCAGCGGCACCGGCTACACCGCTGGCGGCGTCACCAGCGCCTGCACCGTCACCAAGGACACCGCCAACGATCGCGTCACGCTCAGCTTTGCCGCTGTGAACTGGGCCACCAGCACCATCACCGCCAGGGCTGCTGTGATCTACAAGTCACGCGGCGGTGCCAGCAGCGCTGATGAACTGGTCTGCTACGTCGATTTCGGCGGTGATGTCAGCAGCAGCTCTGCAACCTTCAGCCTGGGCAGTAGCACCATCACGCTGCAGAACTGATGGCCACCTTCCCGGCACTGGAGCCGGTTACACGCCGCTACAGCATGGGCACCTTCCCTGTCACCGAGGAACGCGGCTTCGGTGGTGGCAGCGTCCGCTTCCGGCATGGCACCACCGCCTACAGCCACAACCTTGAACTGAGCTTCGCTGCACTGACGCAATCACAGGCCAAGCTGCTGCGTGATCACTACCGCGAACAGCAGGGCGGCTACATCGCATTCCCGCTCAGCACTGAAGCGTGGACCGGCCACACCAGCTTTACCGATCTGGTGCCAACCTCTACGCACTGGCGTTACGCCGCACAGCCGCAGGAAGACCACCTATCCGCCGGCTATGTAAACGTCTCGATCAGCCTGATCAGCGTGCCAGCTGTGGTTGCTGCAGCATCTTCCGGTCTGGCCTCCACCGTCACAGCCACCCTGGCGGGCGGCGCAGCATCGGGTAGCTAACCTGAGATAGCGATTCACGCCAGCTATGGCACCTACTCCCGAGGGGATCACCAGCGTTGCCATAACGTTGCTGGCTGGCTCCGAAATCCTCAGCCTCCTGCCAGGCGTTAAGGCCAACGGCTGGGTTCAGTTGATCCTCGGCGCACTGCGTGGCATTGCATCCCGCAAGCGGTGACTGAGCCAACGCACGGCGAGATCCTCCGCGCCATCGGC